AATGATTTATTATTCTAATGGTTATGATCTTGAGAAAAGAATGCAATCAGAAGCTAGAATAGATCGTATTGGTCAAGAAAAACCTATGACGTATATTGATTTGATTGCTGAAGATACTATTGACACAAAGATTGTTAAATCATTACGTAACAAAGTTAACATTGCATCTGAAATTATGGGTGAAGATTTGAAAGCTTGGATCTAAAGTTTTTGTAAGAGAACTAAAATAACACCACCCATACCTGTGATGACTGCTCCCATAGATACTAATAATATTCTTTCTACTCTAGTAATTTGATTTTCTAATTTTTGAATCTTGTCGTGAGTTTGTTTCTGCATAATTCTGCAGAGTTTTTCGTGTGAGTCTATTCGTTGTAATGCGTTATCTTTAGTCATTAAATATATCCATCATCAGTGCTACCAGTGCCTGCATTAGAAGTTCCATCGTTAGCATTACCACTATATCCACCGCTGTCTGAGTTATCAAAACCAGCGTCTGATCCTTGTGCTGCTCCTATTTCTATTCCTGTTGGCATAATACCTGAATCAGCATTTATATCTAATCTTCCTTTTCTTCTATCATTAAAATTTTTAAATGCGTTTATGATACCGCCTCCTGCACCAGAAAGACCTTGAACAATGCTTGGCGCAAAAAATGACAAAGCTCCAGTTATTGGGTTACCTGTTAACGCAAGAGATAATAAACCTCTTTGTGTATTTTTAGAGGGATCTATAAAAAAATCTTTAAATGACTCTATGAGATTCATATTATTCTCATCATCACTTTCGTCTTCCGAAACATTTATAAAACCTGGATTAGCATCATAAAGCATATTTCGATCAATACCCATAATACCTTGCTTAGGAAATCCTGCTCGTATGTCCCCAAATTCCCTATTACTAAAAAAATCTTCAATACGCATTTCGCCAGGTATTTGTGGCTCGGTCATAAATAAATTGTATCTTTGTGAACTGTTCATTATACTAATCCTCTGTTTTTAAGAGCTATCATCTTCTCTTCTTCTGATAATAAAGCAGTTTCAACAGGTGTCAACCCAGTTTGCATAACATTTGGTGTTTGTTGTGCTACAGAAACGTTAGGCATAGGTGTTTCTGGTAATGGTGGCACCATGCTAGTATCAGCCTCTGGTAATAAATACTTCTCTACATCAATGTTAAAGTCTTGATTTAATTTTAACTTAAACATGTCTTTTCTCATTCTCTTTAGTTTTTTTAGTACCCTCTCGTTCAAAGGATTTGGTATTCCTTTTTCTTCTGATTCTTTTGCATATGCTGCTATTACGTCTGTACTTACACCAAAAGGCTCAAACTTATTATCCTCTATAAATCCATAAAGTTTTGTGGCATTTCTATCAACAAACTCTTCTGCTATTTTTTTATCTCTCATACCTAAAACTTTAACAGCATCATATAATCTTCTCATTTTACTGTAAGTTTCATATCTTTGTTTGTTTGCTTTAACAAATTGTTTAATAATTATATTGTCATCTTTAACAGGATCTCCTGATCTTGTGTCAGCATAAATTAAATTACGTTCATTACGCGTGTCTCGTTTAAATCCTTGTATTCTAAAGTTAAGAGTTTTTTCAAGATTTAATGGTACTTTTCTAAAACCAAATAATCCCATAAGTTCATCAGGTATTTCAAATTTTGTACCTTTAACTGTTTGACCTGTTGCTGCTTTGTATAACCTTAACACCTGTTCTCTTGAACCTGGTGATAATTCTTTAACTGCATATTCTACAGCTTTTGAAAATTTGTCTCCTTCGGGTTCTCTTGGATTCCATATTTGTCTACCTTCTTTTGTTTTACCACCTCTTGAATAAAGATCTAAAACAACACCTATCCAAATAGATTCTGAAACAAAAGGTTCAAACACTTTACCTGTAGCTTTTACAAAACTATCCATTAATTGTGGAACTAAAGGCTTGTCTGGATTTCTTTGAACACCTGCCAGCGTAGTTTGCACAGGTTGAATCATTGTGTCATAAAAGAAACCATGACTAAAATCTATGTATTTATATTTACCGTCTTCATACACAGGTAAGATAGTATTGTCTTCTGACCATGTTGGTAAGACTTCTCTCATTGCATTTAATTGATCTCTAGTTATTCCGTATAAACCTCTAAATGTTTCTACTAGTAATGGTGGTAAAGTAGCATAAGTGAATGCTTGTCCTATTAAACTGTTGTAACCTATTTGTTTTCTAACAGGATCTTTTATTTCTTTTAAAGCTCTAACTGTTGTGTTTGCACCTGTTCTATATATTTCAGCTGGAAAGGCTGCGAAACTTCCAAGTGGTGAACGTCTAACTCCTTTTACAAAATCAGATACATAAGCATAGTTTGGCACAGTTTCTCTTACAACTTGTGCTGCCTCTTTCATAATCTCAAGATCAGTTGGTTTTGTAGCTCTCGTTACAACTTTACCATTTATATCTTTGATACCTTTTTTAATTGCAGTTTCAAAAGCAGTATCTAATTTATGAGCTTCTGCTAAAAAATTATACACTCTAAAAAAATCATCTTCTGCTGTGTATAAATCTTGTGCAACATCATACAATCTTTTAAATTTACGTGTACCTGTATTTAATATCTTATTAAAAAATTGATCCGTTGTCATGTTAGCTGTTCTTACTTGTGCTATGTCTTGAAATATTCCTTCTAGTTCTCTAGCTATAATGTTTTGATTGGTAACACCTTCCTCTAATAAAAATCTATATAGTGCTTGATCTTCCGGTTGATTTCTAAATTTTGGATTACCTGTCATTCTATATAACAACTGTGGTTGCACAGCTTTTCTCGATCTATTTAGAAAGTCGGCAATTTTCATTGGCGAGATTAAAACATTTCCTCTATGTATTGTTGTAAACATAGAAGAGAAAAAGTTTCTAGCGTGTGTAAAAGGACCAAGAATAGTTTTTGCAGCTTGTGATACACCTTTTGGTATTAACATACCAATTCTCCAAGCTAAACTTCTTGTAAGTCCACTGCCTACTACAGCATCACCTACTCTAATTGCTTCTGCGTAAGCTTCCGTTGTAAAGTATCCATCTATAGGACTTTTATAAATTGTTTCTGGTAAACCTGTTTTTAAACTTAAAGGAACTTTAGCTATTTTTTGATTAGGTAAATTAAGAACAGCGTCGTTATAGTTTTTAAAAAATATAGGTCTACCTATTTGACCTTTAAGAATATCAGGATTGCCTTGTTTTAAAGCTGCAGCTATTCTATTACTATCTGCTAACAACTCAGTATAAAATTTATCTCTTGAAATAGTTTCTGCAAGTTCAGATGATACATTGTAAATACCTTTTTGTGCATTTCTATATTCTCCAAATAATTTTTTAAATGCTAGAAGATCTGATTCTTTTTGTATTAAACCTCCTACTCCGTCTGGTTTAAATTTACCCGTGGTAATATATTTACCCATGTTTACTCTTTGCACAGGTGCATCGGCCAAAGCACTCATTTCACCTATATCAAATACTAAAGCATTAGTTGATTTATCTTTAAATGCGTTTTTAGTTAAATCATTTACTAATTTGTTAGCTGTTGCATCGTCTAAACTTTTACCATTTGCTTTTGCGTATCTTTGCAAAATTTGTGAAACTTCTTTTATATTCTCAGCTATGGGTCTATATCCGTTAAGTATACCTCTGTTATCATCTAGCATTTTATAGTCTACAGATAGAACATTTTTAACTCTTTCATTTAATATTTTGTTTAATTTTTCTGTGCCTACTACAACATTCTTACTTGCACTAATTAATGATTTTAATCCTGCTGTTGTGTTTCTAAAAGCTGTGGCGTCTTCAACTATTTTATTTAAAGATTTTTTAGCTACACCTAACTTATCCATAGATTGTCTAAATGTATTTAAAGCTTTAGTTGAAAAACCAGGAAAAGCTATTGATTTACCTTTTACAATATCATCAGTAGATTTAAACATAAACTCAGATATAACTTTAGAAAAAGCATCTGGATCTTTTACTGCTAAAGCTGCTCCACTCGTTTCTTTTGAGATTTCTCTTATTCTATCATCAAAATTTCTAGCAGCATCTTTTGCTAATAATTTTATTGCAGATTTTTTTCCTTCTAATCTTTGAATACCATCAAATAATTCTTGTGGTTTATTACTTCTAGATCTAAATGGTCGACCTACAAATCTGTCTACCCATCGTTCTAACATACTATCGCTGTATGTAAGTTCTTTGCCTTTTTGCAAAAGAAGTTTACCAGTTTTACCTGTACCAACTACAAAAGGTATAATAGGAAAACCAAGTTCAGCACCAAATTTAAATCTATTTAATAATTGTCTTTGTGCATCTTCACCACCTTTTAGTCTTTCATTCCTATCCATGCCTGTAGGTAAGAAATCTAAAAAATCCCAATCACCGAACGTACCAATATCTTCTACGTTAGATACAATGAAGCCTCCACCTACACCACCACCTACGGCAATACCTATAAATTTATCCGTGCCTGTTATTTTATTTAATTTAGCAGCTTCTTTAACAGCTTTTGCTGCGTTTACGTTATTTGTAGTTTTAACATATCTACCACCTTTAATAGAATTAACTAACTGTCTAACTTTTTGAGATGTTTTTGTTATAACAGGTATAGCTGTTTTTTGTGCTATTTTACCTGCACCATATAGTTGACCAATGGCTTCTGTAATTTTACCTGCAGCTGTTTCTCTAGCTACATCTTCAGCAGCATTTTCTATTTTACCTAAAGTTGTTTGTTCAAAAGCTTCATTAAATTTACCTGTTAGTGTTTCATCAATTGGTATACCTTCTTCTTGAAACACATCGTAAAGCAAAGTTCCGAATGTAACTAAACCTTTTGGTATTTTTATACCGGCACTAATACCTGCACCAGTTAAAGACTCTACAAGAGATGCATCTTCTTCTACTTCTTTACCTTGTGTCTTATCGTAGATTTTACTAATACTTCTTATTGTTTCTTCTGTAAGAGTACCAGTAACATTGTCTTGTGATAATATACCTTTTTCTTTTAATTTATTTAAACCAATAGGTTCTTCTTCTGATACTTCTTCTAATTGAACGTCTTTATCTTTTGGAACGTCTTCTACTATCTCTTCTTCTAAAAGTTCTTCTTCAGTGTCGTCTATTAAAGTGTAACCCTCTGGAAGATTAAGTTTATCAACCATTGAACTCCTTTCTAAATTCCAGGTACTTCGATTAACCTGTTATTTGCTGAATCATATGTAACAAATATACCTTCATCAATTAAAAAATATCGTTTATTAGGTCTAAAATCCTCTTTGTCGTCTGGTACAAAAACTCTAATTTTTACTTCTTTACCTTCAGAGTCTTTTGCTGCAGCTGATGTAGCTTCTTCATAATCGTCGTTTGCAATATAAGGATTACTTGTATCCATACTTTTGTATAATTCATCGTTATCTAATATTTTCTTTTCTGCTTCTTCAATACCAGTTATCTGTAAAGTATTGTATTCTTGCTGTTGTAACATATTCTTTTTCTTAGCAAGAACATCTTTTCTAGCATCTGCTTCTTTTTGTGCTCTTTCGTTAGGGTTCATTGGTTTTCTATACATCTGTAAGTTTCCAAACACAGGTCTAAACTCATCTTTAGTATATCGTTTATTTGTATTAGGATTTCTCATGTATTGACCATAATTTTTAAACGCTGTTTCAAAATCACCTGTACCTAGTTTAGATACCAAAGATGTAGCTAATTTTCTTTTACTTAAATCTTTTAATTGTTGTGATTTAATTGCTTGAGCTAATGGTGCTTTAGTTGCACCTGCAAGTTCTTGCAACTTAGTACCACCTGCTGATTCACCACTAATTAAATTTTGACCAGTTGATAATAAAAATTGTGTTAAAGGATCTCCTAATGCACTAGACCCTGAACCTGAAATAACATCAATCAAATTCATTTTACGTCTTACATTATCTACTACACCTTGATCTGCTGTATTAAGTGATCCTTCGTCATACATTTTTCTAGGTGTGATACCCGTCATGACACCTTCCATAACTTCTCCACCTTTTCTAAACATAGGTCTTTTTAATATTCTACTCATTATACTAATTGTAATTTTTGTGTTGATGGATTAATTAATCTGTAAATACCAGCTAACGTTGATGCAGTTCCAAGTCCTGTAGCTAATGGTGAAGGTGTTGCTGCAGGTGGTAAAATATTTTCTCTACCTGGATATCCTGCAATTAATTGTGTAACACCAGAACCAAATTGTTGTGCTGCTTCTAAGGGTTGTAAAGCTTGTCTTGATAATAATTGTTGTTGAGCTGTTAAGCCTTGTTGAGCTCTTGCTCCTTGCTGCGCACCTAAACCTGTTAGTGCTGAAATCTGTTGACCTAATAATGCAGGTGATTGTTGTGCTAAAGTTAAATTTCTTCCAAAGTCTGCTTGAGCTAAATTTTGTGCTTGACCAAAACCTTGTTGTCTTAATTGAGCTAATAGTGATGCTCTGTTTCTATCACTTGCTGATTGATATTCTGCTCTTTGTACGCCTTCTCTACCACCACCAAAAGCTCCAGCGCCGATAGCTTGAGCAGATAATGCGGGTAAACCTTTTGCAGCTTGTTGATCAAAGTCTGCCATTGTAGCATCAATCACATCTTGTTGATACGGAGACATGTAAGCTTGATAAGCTGTTGGTCCTGTCAGTCCTTGTGCTTTATTTAAAAAAGGTTCAAAGCTACCAAGACCAGAAGCTAATCCTTCTGCTTGTGTAGTTAATGCACCAGGTCCAGCAACAAACTGTGGACCCATAATTGTAGAAAGATCTGTAGTTTTAAAACCACCAATTGCTTTTGTTAGATCATCTAAATATGTTTTTGCACCAGCTTCAATAAATTCTGCAGGTGCTGTTCTTACTACTTCAGCCATTATACACTTCCTCCTGCTTCTAATTTTTTCATCATGTCATACATCCTTTGAGCGCCTACATTAACATTACCGTCGCCCATACCTCTAACAGCGTCTGCTGTAAATACGAATTCGTTATTGGATAACATCGCTGGGATGTCATCTTCTTTTTCTTTTATACCAACTGGTTGTATAAATCCACCAGTATTTCTAAGATCTAATTCTTTAACACCTTTTGGATTTTGTCTTACAGGTAGACCCTCGATGCCCGCCGCTTGCATAGCATTCTGGCTTGCAGTGTCTCCTAACGCATATCCAGCTCTGTTCATAATACCACCACCAGCTTTGTTTTTTCTTTCCATAGCATCTCTTATCTGATTAATTACACCATCTGAAGCACCAGTAAATTCTTTTATAAGATCATTGTCAGCTCCTCTTTTAATTAACATTTCTATTTTATCTATTGATATTTCATTAGATGCCATTCTATCTGGTAATACTGGTCCTGTTGGTTTCGGTGCAAAAGGATTTACAGGTTGTGTTGGATCATTAGGTAATACAGGTCCATCACTCATATATTTAAATTCAGGTAAAATTTCTGAAGGAGTAGTATATTTAAACTCACCATCATTGGACAAAGGTATAATATTTGATTCGGAATTAAATTCCGGTAATTCATCACTTCCTGCAGCATAACCTATTCTACCACCTTCTGCATACTCTGATGTGTTTGTCGTAACAAAATCTCTAACCTGTGCTTCATACTCTTCTGAATTAGTGTCTGCAGTTGGAGGATTTAAATTTCTATAATATAGTTCTAAATATTTTGATGGATCTCTAGCTAATTCTTCTTCAGCTTGTTCTTCTGTCATACCAAGTGTACCTGTTAAGAAAGTAGATACTCCTGCTAGCGCAGCAAACTTACCAACTTTACCACTTAAAAGTTTACCAAAAACACCTTTATCTGGACCTACACCAGCTTTAAAACCGTCTGCTACAGTTGATGCACCTGCTCCTGCTGCTGTAAATAAATTACTTACACCACCAAGACCAAAAATTCCTGGTGCTCCTCCTGCTGGAACCATAAAAGATGACCTACCTAATAAACCACCTATACTTGTTCCTGGTATACCAAATGCAGCTGCTCCTATTAATGCAGCTTTACCAACATCAGACGATGCAATTTTCTTTACACTTTTTGTCACTCCTTTAACTGCTTTCTTTACAAAGCTACCTAAACCATATTCCTGCCTAGGCATGGCGTCCATAATACCACCGCGCATGTATAATTGTCTATTCATCTGTCCTCTTGATATTGTCATAATTTAGCTAAATTGTTAAGGCAGGCTTTATATCCTGTAACGTCCTTTTTACTTGACTTTTGGAAATAAATCAAGGCTTGGCATTATAACTGTTACATCTCTTTGTATGTCTTCTTCAGCTACATTAGCCGCTTTTAAAGCCTCTTCGTTTTCGTATATTTCACCAGTCTTTTTGTTACTTATCTTTTCTATTATGTTTTCAGGTTTTATTACTAATGTCATTATGTTGTTACCTCTCTTGGCTGTATTTGTAATATAGAAGCTATAACGTGCAGCTCGTTCGCGTCACTAGCTTGTACTTTTAATATCTCGCTTTCCTCTACCACAAGAGGATGAGTTAAAAGTTCGGTTGTCGTATTGGTTGCTATGGTCTTGGTTTTAAATAAACTAAACACATTACCAGAAGCATCTGTTAGAGTAATATCTAAATTACATCCAGAACCAGCGTCATTAGATACTAATATTGATTTTACCAAAGCAACATTAGCACTTGGAGTTGTATACAACGTTGTATTGTCTGTTGTTGTTAAATCTAACTTTGCATTTACGAAACTATTTGACATTAATTTATAAAGAAGTTTTGAGCGTCAACTTCATCCTTTAGTTCTTGTTGATATGTTGTATTTAATTTTTGTATTATACTATCAAGATCTCTCACCTGAGCATCAGCAACATCTTGACTATACTCTTTACTAGGCCGTGTTAATATTTGTACTATCTTTGCCATTATCTTCTACCGTCTGGTTGTATATCTAATCTAAATCCACCTAATTTCCAATTCTGTGAAGCAGCTGTATTTGCTATTTTTAAAGATACAGCTCTAGCTCTAGCTCTAGTATCAACCTTAGTTGTTGAAGAACTAATGGTAAAAGGTCCAAGAGCAGAACTCGCTTGTGAGTTATTAGAATAATTTCTTAGTTGTAATGTAATCTGTGTGTTACCAGTTTGAGAAACAAAGTCTGGTATAAATCTTCTTATTTTTGCAAAGAACTCACCATCACCACCTTGACTTATATCAAAGTCTCCAGACTCTATATTAGAAGTTATAGCTGTAGTTGCTGTAGATGTAACCTGATCTGTTCCAGTCTCGTGCTCATAGTATATGGTGCATCCATCGGTGTTTCCAACAACGTCATAGGAGTTGTTAGAGTCAGCATCATAATCTGTGGCATGTGGTTTACCAAAAACTGCAGAGTCTTGCCAAGTGGTTCTATCTAAAGTGCTTGTTGTCCAAACAGGTCTTTGAGGTGTGGATTCTACATAATTATAAGTTACGCATTTATTTATTATTGTTGATCCTGATGAACAATAAAACCAGTTAATTTCGCCAAACAAATTATTTAGACCTGCATTAATAAGTTGTGAAGCTGTTGTATTTAAATCATTAAATACAAAGTCTTCTACTAAACATGGTAATGATTGTAGAGCACCAGCGTATTTAAAAAACCCATTCTCGGAAAACCAATATGCTGCACCGTCTACTTCTACTGCAGCGTTTTGACCAATCAAACCACAGTTAGTTCCTACTTGTGCAAAACCAAACGTAAAAGGTGGTCCAATAAATCTCTGTGTAAACAAAGCAGTATCTGTCCAAACATAGATTGCATCTCTACCTCTAACCGCTCCTACAATTCTAGATCCATCGGCAAGTCTTTGTGTGCCCGCTGTGTTAGTGGCTGTTGGTGTATACGTATTAATATCCTCTTGATTAGAAAATCTAATAAACATTTGATCTTGTGTTGATGCATCACCGATAGTTGTCTCTGTACCAAAAAACACTAAGTGTCTATCTGGTGTAGACACAATCATGTCTCTAGACGCTGTTGGTGCTCCAGAAATAATTGTAGCTCTTGTTGCGTTTGCATTAGCTGCATTTGAGTTCCATTCAAAAACTGCACCGTCGTGTATCAACGCGATAATTTTATCGCCGAAGTTATCAATAGACCACATACCAGGATCAATTACTAAATCTCCAGATGCTGCCTCACCCCACGCTACGAAGTCAGAAACATTTGTAATTGTTGCGCCATCAGAATGTGATGCTGCTGTTGTGCCCCTCGTTCCTCGCGTCACGCCTGTTAATGTATTACCTGAGATTCCAGTGTAAGAAATATCTTCAGTTCCTATTCTTATAAAATTTGTACCTGTTGATGGAAAGTTAACAACGCTTGTCAAAACAACAGTTGTTGTAGAAGCATCGATTGCTCCATTAAGTGTAGTTGTTAATGGATTACTTGCTTCACCTCCCCAAGAAGATAATCCCCAACCAAATCCGGGTAACTGTTCAGCGGGTCCAACGTGGTAATAAGTTTGAACTCTAATACCTCCAGACGTAGTTGCTCCTGAACCAGTTTCGTTTGAAGGCATTGTAATTGTTGCTGTTACGTTTGTTGGTGTGCTTGTCACCATAAACGTTTTATCATCAAAATCTGAAGCTGAAAAGTTTGACCCTGTAATAGCTGTAAAATTATCTAATAAAATAATATCTCCAGGATTAAGACTGTGCCTT